AGCAAGCCCCAAAAGGAGAGTGACAAGATGAGTAATGTAACAGAACAACTTGATGAACCCGAAGCCAATCCATACAATTCTCGAAAGGCATGGCACACAGAAGACGCACCCAGTCGAGGATCAGCAGATGGGCTATACCAAGAAGAGACACCTAAGAAGGCTACCCGCAAAGCGGCCCCTGAAGAGGAAGCTCAGACAGGTACTACAAATTATAAGAAACGATACGATGATCTAAAGAAACATTACGATCAGAAAATTGCAGACTTTAAGCAGAAAGAACTACAACTTACAGCAGCGGCAACAGAAATGCAACCTGCATATGCCCCGCCTAAGTCAGCCGAAGATCTTGAAAACTTTCGTGAGCAATATCCTGATCTATATGAAACCGTAGAAACTGTTGCACACTTACAAAGTGAACAACAAATGCAAGCTTTAAAAACTAAAATGTCTGTTCTTGAAGAACGAGAATTAAACATACAGCGAAAAGAAGCTGAATCTACACTACGCTCACGGCATCCTGATTTTGAGGATATACGAGGCGATGATAAGTTCCACGAATGGGCTAAAGAACAACCTGAAGTAATTCAAGGTTGGATCTATGAAAACCCAGACAATGTTAATTTAGCAGTCAAAGCTATTGATCTTTATAAAATGGAGAACGGCATCAAGACAAGTAAGAAGCAAAAACCGTCTAAGTCACAATCTTCCAACTCTTCAGCAGCAGATATGGTATCTACAAGAACTACTCGCGTAGATTCTAAGCAGCCAAAGATTTGGACACAACGGGAAATTGCAGCTTTGTCTATACAACAATATGATAAGTTTGAACAAGAAATTGATTTAGCTATCATGGAAGGCAGAGTGCAGTAACTACTTATTGTCTTTTTTAGGAGTAACACAACATGGCTTTTAACCAATCGGACGCTCTATTTGAGCAAGGCACAGACACTAACGGTAACTTCGGTAACTCAGTATCTGGTCAAACTAACAGTTTCTTTCTTCCTTCGATTTACTCGAAGAAAGTTCTTAACTTCTTTCGCAAAGCTTCTGTAGCTGAAGCAATTACCAACACTGATTACAGTGGTGAGATTTCGTCTTTTGGTGATTCTGTAAAGGTTATCAAAGAACCAGTAATTACTGTTTATCAGTATGAGCGTGGTGCAGACGTAACTCAAACTAAGCTAACTGACCAAGAAATTACTTTGGTTGTTGACGTAGCCAACGCATTTAAATTCATCGTTGATGATATTGAAACTGCAATGTCTCACGTTAACTTTAAAGAAGTTGCTGCTTCTTCTGCTGCTTACGCATTGAAAGATGCTTTTGACGCAGGTGTAATTGCGAAGATGATCGCGGGCGTTTCAGCTTCTAGCCCTAACCACATCCTTGGTAGCGACAATGCTACTGACCTAGCCGCCGGAACTTTTGACGGTACTGGTAACTTGGATATTGGTTTTGGAACTAATGAGCATGATCCTCTTGATCTTATGGCGTACATGGCCCGTCTTCTTGACGAGCAAAGCATTCCAGAAGAAGGTCGTTGGTTCTTGGCTCCACCTAGCTTTTACGAGCAGTTGTCTCAGTCTAGCTCTAAGCTAATGTCTGTAGACTTCAACGCAGGCCAAGGCTCTATCCGTAACGGTCTAGTATCATCTGGCAAGCTACGCGGCTTTGACATGTACAAGTCTAACAACATTGCTACTCCAAGCAATGCTGCGGGTCAAGTACTGTCTGGTCACATTAGCTCCACTGCAACTGCACAGACTATCACAAGCACTGAGGTCATCCGTGATCCAGATAGCTTCGGTGACATCTGTCGTGGTCTGCACGTATATGGTGCTAAAGTATTACGTCCTGAAGCAATGGTTTCAGCGTTCTACGGTATCGACTAAGTAAGTAACTAGAGATGGGGGTGTAAAAGCCCCCTGATCTTTATAAGAGGTATTTATGCCACTAGTAGGAAGCGACAACAAGCCTGTAATGATTAAAGGAAATAGCAAGAAAAGAATCCTTGGAGACACAGGTAACTGGTACAAGCCAGAGAATAAAAAGAAATACGAAGATAACTGGGACGCTATTTTCGGAAAGAAAGAAACTGAAACTAAATCAAAGGCGCAATAATTTATGGCAACAACCTACCTTGAATTAACTAATGAGCTTCTACGAGAACTCAATGAAGTTGCCCTTACATCAACAACTTTCGCATCCGCGTTAGGTGTTCAACAACATGTCAAAGACTCAGTAAACCGCGCTTACTTTGATATTATAACTGAAGAACCACAATGGCCTTTTCTAGCTTCGGCAGAAAGTGGTGAGACAGATCCTATGTACGGCAACGTATATGTTGAGACTGTTGCAGGCACAAGATTTTATGAACTAAAACCCGCTAGTTCAAACATCACAACGGATTTTAGTTCAATAGACTGGGACAACTTCTACATGACCACCGTAGGTGTCTCAGGTGAAGTAGCTCCTTATGTAGCTAGAAACTTACGCTTTATGACTATAGAAGCTTGGAAAGACTTTCGCAGAATTTCGGAGAACTTAGATGATGCAGACTCTCAACAATTTGGTGTACCTAACGCTGTTATACGTAGCCCTGACTCTCGCAAATTTGGACTCAGTCCCATTCCTGACAAGGTCTACCGCGTCTGGTTCTACGCTTGGGATCTTCCTTCAAGACTCTCTGGACACGGAGACACTATAGTTTTTCCAGATTTGTATACGGGCGTTCTACAAGCTAGAGCTAGGTACTACATCTGGCAGTTTAAAGATAACCCGCAAGCAGCAGCTTTTGCACTAGAAGATTATAGAAAAGGTTTACGTAGCATGCGCTCTAATCTTATTGAGCCAGTACCTGCGGATATTAAAGATGACCGGATGAGGTTCGTTTAATGGCTGCTTCACAACCCTTTGGTATTTCATGCAGAGGTGGTTTAAATACTAACCTTAATCAACTTGAAATGCTCGCACAGCCCGGAGTTGCTACAGAGTTATTAAACTTTGAAGTTAATCCAGATGGCGGGTACAGACGTATAAACGGTTACTCAGCTTTTGGTGATACTCGACCTAACGGTGGTAATCGTATTCTTGGTGTGCAAGTATATGCAGACGGAGTAATTATTTGTAGTGGCGTTGGAATTTTCTTTAGTCAAGATGGCGAAACTACTTGGTTACAGATTAACAAAGCAAGCGTTGCAAGTGGAGGAGATAACTTCTCAACTTTTTCAGGCCGCAGTGCAGACGATAGAACTGCACAAGCTCAAACATCTTTTGCAGTATTTGAAGGAAACACCGATTACGGCTCAGTTGTTATTACTGACGGAGTTAATAAGCCTTTTCTTTTTAAAATGACAGGAACAGGAACTTTAGCTAACCGTACATTTTTTGCAGAAGAAGTAACTGTTAGCGGAACAACAGCACCGACCACATGCGCTATACACAATAATCACTTAGTTGTAGCAGGCGCACCAACCGCAAAGAACACAATCTTTTATAGCTCAACACTTGATCCATCTAGTTTTTCTGGTTCAGGTGCAGGCAGCATCTTATTGCCAGACCAAGTAGTAGGCATCAAAAGCTTTCGTGATGACTTAATTATCTTTTGTCGCAATAGCATACACAAGCTTATCAACATTACTAGTTCTTCTAACATTGCAATTGTTCCAGTTACTAAAAACGTAGGTTGCTTGAGTTCACATAGCATCCAAGAGATTGGCGGTGACTTGGTGTTTCTTTCACCGGATGGCATACGTTCAGTAGCAGGTACAGCACGTATTGGTGACGTTGAATTAGGATCAGTAAGTCGGCAGATACAGTCTGTAATATCTACACTTGCAAAGTCTGTAAATACTTTTACGCTTGCTAGTACAGTACTCCGAAGCAAATCACAATACAGATTATTTTTTAGTCAGGTTGGTGGTGCTTCGTCTATTGCGCTTGGAATTATAGGAACATTAACACCTAACGGTTTTGAATGGTCTGAAACAAAAGGAATACAAGCAACAGGTCTAACATCGGGCTTTAACAAAGATGGCGTGGAAAAAACATTTCACGGAGATAGCAAAGGCTATGTTTATAACCATGACTCAGGCAATGCATTTTCTGATGATGGAACAGCTTTTAATATTTCAGCAAAATATAGCACACCCAATTATGATTTTGGAGACATTGGAACTCGAAAGACTTTGTACTACGTTAAAATATCTGTGTCTCCTGAAGGCGAGATACTCCCGTTTCTAAGACTTCGATATGACTACGAAGACTTAGACATTCCTCAACCTGCACCATATCCCGTAGTAGGAATTCCAATTCCTTCTTCTTTTGGAAACGTAGCGTTTGCAGCATCAACATTTGGCGGCAGTAAAGATCCAATGTTTAGACAAGCAGTAGAAGGAAGTGGACACGTAACAAACTTTAGAATTACCAGTGATGACCAAAACGCACCCTATGCAATTAACGGCTTGTACGTTGATTACGTCCCATCAGGCAGGAGATAACCAGACATGGCAGGATCAAGTTATACTAGACAAAGCACACTTACAGATGGCGATACAATCACCGCTGCACTTTTTAATGACGAATACAATAAACTTGTATCTGCGTTTGCATACACTTCTACTGGAACTACCGGACACCAACATGACGGTGGAGCAGGAGAAGGTGGTAACATTGAAATTATTGGCGATCAAGATTTCTTAAACAAGCTTGTAGTCGATACCACTAACAACCGTTGGGGATTTTTTGTACAGGTAAGCAGTGCAGCAGTAGAACAGATTCGCATCCAAGACGGTGCAATTGTTCCTGTAACTGATTCAGACATTGACTTAGGTACTAGCTCTTTAGAGTTTAAGGACGGCTTCTTTGATGGAACTATCCATGTAGATACACTAGACGTAGATGCTAACGCAACCATTGCAGGCACTCTAGGCGTAACAGGCAACACAACTGTTGGTGGCACACTAGGTATAACAGGCAACACAACTATCGGTGGAACTCTTGTAGTCACTGGTACTACAACACTTAATGGCGGTACGCTTACTCTAGGTGACGCAGCAAGTGATAATGTTGTATTCGGTGCAGATGTAAATAGTAATATTATCCCTAACACTGACAGTGCATTTGATCTTGGAAGCTCTGGACAAGAGTGGCGTGATCTTTACTTAGACGGTACAGCACACATAGATACACTAGATGTAGATGTGAACGCAACCATTGCAGGTACACTTGGTGTTACGGGTGTGTTGACTGCTTCTTCTTTAGACATTTCTGGAGATATAGACGTAGACGGCACAACAAACCTTGATGTTGTTGATATTGATGGCGCTGTTGACATGGCTACAACGCTTGCAGTTGCAGGCAACGTAGATTTTAATGGCGATTTAGATGTAGACGGCACTACTAACTTAGATGTTGTTGACATTGATGGTGCTGTAAACATGGCGACCACTGCACTCGTTACAGGCGTATTAACCACAACCGCTGCTACTGTGTTTAATGGTGGCTTTGCTTCTAATGCTGATTCTACTCTTGGCACTGATAAAAAAGTCCAGTTCAGAGACTCAGCAATCTACATTAACTCTAGTGCTGATGGACAACTAGACATAGTAGCTGACACAGAAATTCAAATAGCTGCAACTACGATTGATATTAACGGAGCTATCAATGCAAGCGGTGAGATAATCGCTGCATCTCTAGACATCTCAGGTAACGTAGATATTGACGGAACTACTAACCTTGACGTTGTGGATATTGACGGTGCGGTTGATATGGCTTCTACGCTGACTGTTGCAGGTGTTCTAACAGGAGCTTCTTTAGACATCTCTGGCGATATAGATATTGACGGAACTACCAACCTTGACGTTGTGGATATTGATGGCGCAGTTGACATGGCTTCTACACTGACTGTTGCAGGAGTCCTAACAGGTGCTTCCTTAGACATTTCAGGCGATATAGATATTGACGGCACTACTAACCTAGACGTTTTAGATGTTGACGGTGCAACAAACTTTGCAGCCGATGTAACCTTTGCAGATGGTGCAGACATTATCACGGCATCAGCAGGCACAAGCAACCTACGACTAGGTGTCAACGCAGGTAACTCTATCGCAAGCGGTGGTAATTATAATACTGTCGTGGGCGATGAAGCAGGTACGGCTTTGACTACGGGTGACGGCAATGTTGCGGTGGGCTTTGAGGCTCTCAAGACTGAGGATGCTAATGGTGAAAGTACTGCCGTAGGATACCAAGCGTTAAAAACTCAAAACGCTGGAGCGTCAGGTCTTAATACCGCAGTAGGTTATCAAGCAGGTTTATCAGTCACCACAGGCGTTCAAAACACCCTCATCGGTGGTCTTGCAGGTGAATCTTTTACTGATGCTGATAGAAATGTAGCCGTGGGGTATGCAGCGTTATTTGACGATACGTTAGGCAGTAAATCTGTAGCGGTGGGTAGTTTCGCCTTAAATGCTCAAAACTTTACTTCAGCTACAGATGCTCTTAATACTGCTGTTGGGTATTTCGCAGGTAGTGCAGTAAGCACAGGCGTTCAGAATACCCTTATGGGCGCTAATGCAGGTGATGCTTTAACGGATGCTGATTTTAATGTGGCGATTGGGTATAAAGCACTTGGTGCGGATACGTTAGGTAGTCGTAGTGTTGCTATTGGTAGAGCAGCCTTGACAACTCAAAACTTCACATCTGCAACAAGTGTTTATAACACTGCTGTGGGGTTTGGTGCGGGATCATTAATTACCACGGGCGTTAAAAATACAATTATTGGTGGTGACGCAGGTGATGCGATTACTACAGCAAATAACAACACAGCAGTGGGCTATACTGCTTTAGGCGCAAACACCACAGGCATAGAGAATGTAGCAGTGGGATCAGAATCTGCCGAATCAGTTACAACAGGAAATTATAACGTAGCTGTTGGTTTTCGCTCTTTAGAATCAACTACAACTGGCTCGTCAAATACAGCCATTGGTAGGTCTGCTCTGGAATCTAATACAACCGCAAGCAACAATGTAGCAGTCGGCTTTGCGGCTTTAGACGTTAACACCACAGGAGCAAACAATACGGCTATAGGCGCAGCTTGTTTAGACGCAAACACGACAGGCTCTGAAAACGTAGCAGTTGGTTATGCTGCTTTAGGCGCTAATACCACGGCAGAAAGCAATGTAGCAGTCGGCAGAGAAGCTTTAACAACAAACACGACAGGCAGTAATAATACAGCAGTGGGCAGAAATGCTTTATACGCCAACACCACCGCTGCTAACAACACGGCATTGGGTTATGTTTCTTTAACAGCAAACACCACAGGCACAAGAAATGTTGCGGTTGGTAAGAGTTCTTTAGCAGCCAATACAACAGGTGTAGATAATGTAGGAGTGGGTGAGTCTGCTTTAGTAGCAAACACCACCGCTGCTAACAATACGGCTTTGGGTTCTGCTGCTTTACAAGCAAACACAACAGGAGCTTCTAATACAGGTGTTGGTAGAGCAGCTTTAAATGCTAATACAACCGCAGCAAGCAACACAGCAGTTGGTTATTTTGCTTTAGTAGCAAACACCACAGGTGCTTCAAACGTAGCCGTTGGTGGTCAAGCTTTAGATGCTAACACTACAGCGGCTAGCAACACAGCCGTTGGTTTTAATTCTTTAAGCGCAAACACCACGGGTACTTTTAACGCCGCTGTGGGCACAGACGCAGGTGAAGCTAATACTACAGGTATAAAAAATGTCTTCGTTGGTGCGGACGCAGGATATACCACAACTACCGGAACTCAAAATACTTTTCTGGGAATGACAGCCTATGGCAGTGGCGCGACTATTTCTAATGAGATAGTTCTTGGATACAACCAGATAGGAAAAGGAGCAGGTTCAGTTACTTTTGGTGTTTCAAACACGTTTTCTAAAATTGTTTTAGGTCAAACATCTATATCAGGGTCTTCAGATGAACGCTTAAAAAACAACATCACATCATCAACAGCGGGGCTTTCATTTATTAATGACTTGCGCCCAGTAACTTATGATTGGAAAAATAAAGGCGATATACCTAGCAATTCTGACGCATATATTGAAGGTTCAACACAAAGATTTAATGATACTGATAAAGTATTACACGGCTTTATAGCGCAAGAAGTTAAAGAAGTTCTTGATAATCATTCTGAAGTAAAATCTGGACATGGTTTATGGAGTGAAGGAACGGATGGGATTCAAGAAGTAGCGCCATCAGCGTTAGTCCCTATGCTTGTTAAAGCCATCCAAGAACAAAACGCCTTAATTGAGGCATTAACCGCACGAATCACAACCCTAGAAGGATAAATAACCATGGCAGACCGTACAGACGCAGAACTAGCAGTAGACTTCACAGCAATGGGACACAGCATTGCATTAATTACAGACGTAATCGCAGGTAATGAGATGGCAGGAGAGCTTGCCGCAGACCGTCAAGGGTGTGTTGATCGTAACACTCAGCACCTAGAGCTTATGAAAGCTAAGAGCGATTGGGGCAGTGAGTCAATGACAGCTACTGACTCAGCTATCTCAGCAGGAAACGGATACACCGCATCGTGAGCTATTTATTAGACTTATATGTACTTGCAACCTCACTAGTCAGCGTGGCTAGTGTTATCTGCAACTACACTGAGACTCCTAAAGACGATATGTGGGTGGCTAAAGCCTATAAGGTAATGGAGCAGTTTGCCTTTTTGGGTAATAAAGCGAAGCAGTAACTGATGGACACGGTTATCAAGCTAATCAACGAGGTGGGCTTTCCTATTGCCGCCGCGTTGGGCTTGGGCATGTTTATCTGGAAGCTTATTAATCGTATTATTGATGGCTTAGAAACCAAAGTTGATACTCTAGACAACAAGCTTGTAGAACGAATAGCTCATCTAGAAGAACGCTTAGGTGGGAAAATAGACGGACAGCATGGGATACT